ATCGATTCATACTAAGGTTTCCATCAAGCTTAGGGATTAACGAATGGTTTGTAGAAAGTACTGCGAGACCTAAAATTAAAATTGCTTCAACAGAGATTCAATTTTTAAATACCTCAACTTATGTTGCAGGTAGATTTAATTGGGATGAAATACCTGTTAAATTTAGAGACCCAATTGGACCGTCTGCGGCACAGGCTCTTATGGAGTGGGTTCGTTTACACGCTGAATCTGTTACAGGACGTATGGGATACGCCGCTGGTTATAAAAAAGACATAGACTTAGAAATGTTAGACCCAACAGGAGTTGTTGTTGAAAAATGGATTCTATACGGAACATTCTTAACTAGTGTTGATTTTGGTTCGTTAGGGTATAGTACTGATGGTCTTGCAGATATTAGTGTATCATTAAGAATGGACAGATGTGTGTTAGTTTACTAATAGTATTTATAAAAAATCAATATTAATTATATTTAACCGTAAAGACATAAACTTTACGGTTATTTTTTTATATGGAAAATCAAGAAATCGAATACGGACAACAAAATTTTACGTTACCACACGATGTAGTACCACTACCATCGGGAGGAATATTTTATAAAAACAAAAAGAAATCTATTAAGGTAGGATATCTAACAGCTAATGATGAAAACATTTTAATGGGGGGTGGAAATGATATGACCACAACACTATTGAGAAGTAAAATCTATGAACCGGACCTTAAGGTTGAGGATATGTTAGAAGGTGATGTTGAAGCCGTTTTAATATTTTTAAGAAACACTGGTTTTGGACCGGAAATTAATTTAAATTTAATCGACCCTTCAACAAAAAAACCATTTCAAACAACAGTTCCTTTAGATGAATTGAATGTTATTAATGGTCAAACACCAAATGAGGACGGAACATTTATTGCTCAATTACCTAAATCACAGGTAACAGTTAAATTAAGACCATTAACTTATGGGGAAGTTTTAGAAATAAGTAAGTTGGAAGAATCATATCCTAAAGGGAGAGTAGTTCCAAAAATTACTTGGAGATTACAAAAAGAGATTATAGAAGTAAATGGAACTACTGATAAAGCAGAAATAGCTAAATTTGTCGAACAAATGCCAATTTTGGATTCAAAATTCATAAGAAAATTTATGAATGATAATGAACCAAGATTAGATTTAAGTAGAGTTGTAATTACCCCATCAGGAGAAAAGATGACAGTTAATGTCGGATTTGGGGTTGACTTTTTTCGTCCTTTCTTCTGATTATAGAAAAGGACAGATAGATGAATTCTACTATTTGAACAAATTAATGAACATAACTTATCAAGATTTTCAAGCAATGCCACTATTTGTTAGGAAATATTTATTAGATAAGTGGATTGAAGATAACTCAAAGGACTGAAAACTCAGTCCTTTTGTATTTATAGTAATATATTATTTTAATTTATGGCAACAACACCTAATACTAATCCTAGTTCAACTCCAAGTACTACTCCAGATTTATCATTTGCACAGAAACTTGCAAAAGAGGCGACAGTTGATTGGCAAGTCTTAACAAAAGCTATTGAGAATAGTTACAGAACTTCTGTAGAGATTAATAAAACTTTTGGTCAAGGACAAGAACGATTATCCGAATTGATGGGTGCGGTATCTGATGCGGTGCCAAGAATTACTCGTTTAGGGGGTACTACTGCTGATGTTCAAAAAACAATGATTGAAATTGCCAATGCATCAAGACGTAATATTATTGCAAATACCGAAGATGTTGAAAAACTTTACGCAGCGGTGGAAGTTGTAGGTGGTTCAGCAGAAAGCTTAACTAATTCATTTTTAGATGTTGGTGTTGGTCTTGAACAAATGGGGAAACAATTAGAAGGGTCCGTTAATTATATTCGAAGTATTGGTGGTAACACCAAAGCGGTTATGAGTGATGTTGCTAAAAATATGGACCAAATGAATCGATACCAATTCCAAGGAGGAGTTGAAGGTATGGCAAAAATGGCGGCAAAGGCTTCAATGTTAAGAGTGGATATGAGTGCAACCTTAAATTTTGCGGATTCGTTATTTAGTCCTGATAAAGCAATTGAAGTTGCTTCTGCATTTCAAAGATTAGGTGTTGCTTCAGGGGATTTAGTGGACCCATTCCAATTAATGAATCAATCAATTAATGACCCTTCAGGGTTACAAGATAGTTTAGCTAAGGTTGCAAAACAATTTACCTACTTTGACGAAGAGACAAAAACGTTTAAAATTAATCCTCAAGGTGTTTTAACCTTGAGAGAGATGGAAGACCAAGCGGGAATTGCGAGAGGGACTTTAAGTAAAATGGGTCTTGCTGCCGCTGAGTTAGATGAAAGACTATCAGCAATTAATCAGGCAGGTCTTACAATTGGAAGTGAAGAGGACAAACAATATTTGGCAAATATTGCGACAATGCAAGATGGTAAGTACATGGTAAAATTAGAGGATGGTACCAAAAAAGAATTAGCGGAATTAACACAACCTGAATTTGATAAATTAATAGAACAACAAAAAACCGGACCTAAAACTCTTGAGGAGATTGCATTTGCACAATTAGATATTGATAAAGCCACTTTAGCGGCCGTTGGAGGTTTAAGAGAGGCATTTGTTCAAGGAATAACAAGTCCAAAACAAGTAACAAAAGGGATTGCGGGTGCTCAAAGAGCCGCTAAGACAGTTCTTGGTGAAACTTCAGATGCATTTAAAGCGAAAGATTTTAGAGATTTAAGTGAAGGAGTATTAACAACTTTAGGTAATGTTGCTAAAGATTTAAAAGAGGGTAACAAACCTCTCACTGATGTATTATCAACTGGGTTAAATGGTCTTGGAACTACTTTAGACGCATCTCAAAAAAGATTTACTGAGGTATTAAAAGAGGTTGGTGAAAATATTGCAGCAAAACTAACAAATCAAACAAGTGGGGAGATTGCATTTAAAAGTGGTGTTAACAAAGTGGTTGAATCTTACGGAGGTAAAACATCTACTTCATCTGCACCATTAAGTTCGTCTGTTGGAAATAAAATGGAAACATTACAAAACACTCAAAATAATGTAACAACTCAAACAACTAAAGGAACTGTTGATGTTGGTGGTAAAATAACAGTTGATATTCAAACACCTACCGGTATGAGTACGGAACAAGGAAAACAATTTATTGATTCTGTATTTAACGACTCTAGATTTAAAGACTACATTATTAGATTAACAACTCCGGATAACTTAAAAGAACCTCAATCAAAAACTTATTAATAATCTATTTATAATAAAAAATCGTAAATGTCAAATAGTCCATTAGATTACGTAAATTCGGATGGTTTCAGAAAAAAATTAATAACAAGGAATTTAGTACCTTATGCTAAATCTCCAAGTAGACCTTCTGTACAAGTTCCGTATGAACATATTCAGTCAGATTTATCGGTTATTGATAGTCCTGACCAACTTATTGATGTTCCATCATTAGCAAATCAACTATATCCTTTAAATAGGTACGGTAATGAGGGTGGGTATCAACAAGTTCCTGACCCAAATGGATTAACTAATAGTATTTCTAATCAAGGTGAATATGGACCAGGTCAACAAGATGCTCATATTGTTGATGAGGGTTATGACGCGGTAAGATTATGGAGACCATTAAATGCGTATGCTGATGGTTTAAATGTGTTTGACTCTGCAGAATCATTTTCAAGTTTAGAAACAGTTAGGCCTGACCAAGATAGACAAGGTAATGGACAACCATATCCAGGGCCAATCGTTGCATCATCGTATTCTCCATTATCAATCTTATTATCAACTAACCCAACCGGTAGTAATGGTAATCTAAGTCAGGATTCATATATTGCTCGTTTAGGTGCACAAACACTTAGAAATGAATTCCAAGAAAGAATTGCGGCTCGAATAAGATTAGAGACGATAGGACAAGCCAACATTTTAAATGTAACAAGTGGTACTGATTTAATTAATATAATATCAGGACAAGTTCCAATATTAGAACCGAACTGGCAAATAACGGTACCCGCAAATCCAATAACCGCAGCTGCGGATTTTGCACTTAGATTAGGTGGTAGTATTTTACCTATAAGTTTAATTCCGGGGTCTTATTTTGACCCAATGATTAATCCGGGTCAACCTACAACGATTCAACAAGTTACAAACGCAATTGCCGGAACAACTGTTGGAAACTTTTTTAATCAATTATTAGGTGCGGGTCAAACTGGGTCACAAATTTTTTATAACAATACAGGTGCGGGTCAAAAATCACGTTTGTTTAAAAACATTGATTATAACAGATACAAACCAAATTTTGAAAGAGGTATATTTGATAGACTTGCTGGTGCGTTAACCGGGACATTATCGGATAACAGTAATTTTTATGTTGGTTCAAGAAATTCTGACCCGTCAAGAATATTTTCTCCGGGAGGTGATTTACCTGTTGACCAATTTGGTAAAGAACAACAATCACCGGTATATGGACCACAAGAGTTAGCTCAATTATATGAGGGACCAAGTCAAGATGTTAGATTAGGAGCTAATGGTCCTACATATTCTAATGGTGGTGGTATTGAAGGTGGTTTTACTTGGGTTTCTCCAAAGTATAAAGATAATGCCGGAAAAAAAGTTGGTTTAGGTGGTGTTGTTACAGATGAGGATGAAGACTTTAAACCTTCATCATATAACACAACTGAATCAACAAACAGGACTTTTAAGGGAGGTTCTATTTTAGATGACACTCAGAGATTGATTAATAGTCAACCTCAAGGAGGTCGAAGATTACAACACGTAGGTAATGCAATAGACCAAGTTAGTAAAGTTTTCCACGATGGATATAAAGAAATAACTAAAGGTTCTCAGGTTTACCGATATGTTGGTGCTGTGGGGCAAGAAGTTGGAACAGAGTATTGTCGTATTTTTGCAAAAGATGTACCATACCTACAATATAATGATTTACAAAAAGTAGATGGTATTACAACATCTGGTAGAAGATTTTCTGATTCGGTATTTGATAATACCTATAACTTAAACATCGCACCAAACAAACAAGAAGGAGGACAAGATTCGACCAACCTTATTGGTGGTATGAATAATGGGTATGCCAAAAAATATATGTTTTCATTGGAAAACTTGGCTTGGAGAACTTCAAGTACCCCGGGATTTTCAGTTGCGGATTTAGCAATATGTGAAAGAGGTCCTAATGGAGGTAGAGTTATGTGGTTTGCACCTTATGGATTAACTTTTACTGAACAAACTCAAGCGAATTGGCAACCAAGTGAATTTCTTGGTAGACCGGAACCTATTTACACATATAAAAGTACATCTCGTTCAGGTAGTTTAACGTGGAAGATAGTTGTTGACCATCCATCTGCGTTAAATGTTGTTGTTAATAAAATATTAAGTAATGAAACTAATAAAGTTAGAGTTGATAGTATTTTAGAATCATTCTTTGCCGGTTGTAGAAAATATGATTTATATGAATTAGCAAAAAAATACTACACGGTTAATCCAAATGATTTGTATCTCTTACAAGAAGCAATTTCATCAAAAGAAACGACTAAAGAACAAACTGAGTATATTAAAAAAACTGTTCAGACTGGTGTTAATTCACCAACAGGTGCGGATGTTAACGTATCCCAAGAAGGTGGTGGAGGAAACACTAACGTTGATTTTAAAAAATACGAACAATTAGGGTTTTATTTTGGAAATGATTTTCCTAAAAAAAATGAGGCGATACCAAATTATACAACAGAGTTTACAAGATATACTAGTGCTACTAATAGGCAATATTACAATACTAGACCAAACGCTCAACAAACTAACGTGTTTTTTGATTCGGTAGTTATTCCAAACTATAATTTGGCGAAAGAATTTGTTAATGATTTAGCAAAACAATTAACACAATATAAAGATAGTGATGGTACTATAACAGTTACTATCGACGCTAGTTGTTCTGCACCTGCGACTCAATCATATAATGTTGAGTTGGCTAAAAGAAGAATTGCCTCTATTATCAAATTTTTTGAAGAAAGTGATGTGTTAAAACCATTTTTATCAAAACAAAAATTATTACTTAAAGCAACAACTGTATACGGTGAAAATGCTCAAGTTTTACAATTTGATGCAGTAACTAAAACTTATAAAATTGGTACAAATGTAAATTGTTCTGATAATGATAGTAATGCTGTTGGAGGGGATACTCAAGTTGGTGCTAATGATATTACGACAACAAACGCGATGGCTTGTAGACGGGGTTATGTTAAAACAATTTTACCAACAATCAAACAACCAACGACTACACCTCCGGCACAATACACGACAATTGTTGAGGAAAATAAAGTATTAAAAACAGTAACAGAAGAAGTTGTGTCACAAGAATATAAACCAAGGGATAATATTACTAAACGTGTTTTAAGAGCTTTATTATCTGAATGTGATTACTTTGAGACCATCAAAGCTGAGACACCTATGGTTTATGATAACCTTAGAGATAAGTTGAAATTCTTTCAACCGGCATTCCATTCAACAACACCTGAAGGATTAAACTCTCGTCTTACATTTTTACAACAATGTATGAGACCGGGAGATACAATTCCAACGATTAAAGACATTGCAGGTAAACAACAATTACAATACAATAATGCAACGAATACATCATTTGGTGCACCTCCGGTATTAGTATTACGTATTGGGGATTTTTATAATACAAAAATTATACCTGAATCATTAAGTCTTGCATATGAATCATTAGATATTAACCCTGAAGGTATTGGTATTCAACCAATGATTGCAAACGTAACTTTATCATTTAAATTTGTTGGTGGTAGTGGATTAAAAGAATCTATTGATAAATTACAAAATGCGTTAACATTTAATTATTATGCTAATACTGAAATTTGGGATGATAGAGCGGATGTTACAGCACAGGAAGATTTCTTAAAAGTTTTAGATAAAGAATTTTTAGCGATGGCATCTCCTCCTCAGGCACCGGCAATTAATCAAGCCGCGGTTGAGAATGGTCAAAACAATAATAGTACAATTGGTGTTACGTTAACAAATGTTATATCAGGAAATACTGAAACAGGAACTCTTAGTTATTCTGACTTTATGGTTAAGTTTGTCAATGAAACTCAAACATATTTCCAAACGGTTGTTAACAAAACAAAAGAAAGTGTTAATCAATATAATAATGCGGTTAGACAACAATGGATGTTAGAACGTTCTTACACACAAGGTAGTTTTGGAGTTAGTCCAACCAAATCAGTTTTATTTGGGAAACCAAGTAATGTTGAAAAAAGATTTGACACTATTTTTGGTGAGTTAGAATCAAACATTCAAAGTGGTGATGAAGGTTTTATTAAATTCATGTCATCAACTGTATGTAATTTTTCACCAAAAGTGATTCGTCAATTAAAAGAAAATTATAAGAATTTAGTTAAGAACAAAAGGGCTTCATTTCAAAACGCAATTACAAAAATAACTCAAGATATTACAACTGCAGAACAAACATATATTCAAACAATTGGAAGAGCTAATATAATGATTTTTAATGGTTCTACAAGTTATACAACTGGTACTGATGGATATCAAGCAAAATCAGGTCCGGTTAAAGTATATGTTACTAGTGGGACATCTGATGTTCATACAACATCTACAGGGGCATCTAATACGCTAATGGAACTTGATAACGACATTAGAAAAATATACGATGGTATTCAAGAATTTAATGCTCTTATTTGGAGCGAGACTGAATTTATTAATCCTTCAGATAAGTTAACGTATAAAGGTGTTTTAGTTTTTGAAACAGATACTAAAGGTAAATCTGTTGATAGTACAATAACGGTTGAAAATGTGTTTAAACCATTTAGTAAAAATACTCAATTTGAAGATAATATTTTTAGAAGAGTTTATATGGTAGTTTCTGACGATGTTGTTGATACTAAAAAATATGAAACATTTAAAACTGCGATGATTGGTAATATTATTAATAATAGTGGTTTATTAAGTGGTGGTTTTGATGATGTTGAATCTAAATTTGATAATTATTGGGTTACACAAACAAGACCATTATTTGTTAATGAAAATAATATTACAAAGGCGTTTGTTGATGATGTTGAAAAAAATAAATTGAAAAATTATTTAAAATATACACCATTTGATAAAAAAACAAGGGTGTTAACATATACAACAGAAACTAATGCTAGTGATAATTCTAAAAAATCACAAAAAACTATGATATCATCATTGGCGGATACAACAAATAGAAACACAGATAATAATAGATGGAACTCTGAAGACGGAGTTTCAGCAGGGGCATACATATCAAAAGTAAAACTTAATTAATGGCATTTCAATATTGGAATAGGTATAGTGAATTTCTAATTAACGGTGAACAAACCGTTGTACCTTACGTGCAGTTACCTCAAAAACCTACGGATAAGGCATTTATTTATAAAGTGGGCAGAAGTCGATTGGATAAAGTATCTCAGGATTATTATGACTCACCATATTTTGGGTGGTTAATACTTCAGGCTAATCCTCAATATGGGGGGTTAGAAAATACCATATATGATGGTGCGGTATTGATTATACCATTTCCATTACTACCTTCATTACAGGACTACAAGGGAGCAGTAGAAAATCATTTTTATTATTATGGCAGGTAACTTAAGAGCAGACAACAACGGAGATATATTAGTAGAGTTTGATTACAATAATATTATTGTTGTAGACCCTAACAAAACAATTGACTCTGCTGGTAAAATACAGGAAAGATTAATAGACCATGAGAGTTTAGTTATGTACGCGAATTTGGAGGCGGAAGTTCTTCCAAGAACTAAACTTGCGGTAGGTGGAAGTCCGGAGGATAGAATAAGAACAATCTCTGTTGCTAAGATGAATTTCTTAAAACCAACCAAAGATTCATTTTTGGGTGTGGGTTATTATGATGAGTTAACTGGTGAAAATACGACAAAATTCAAAGGTGATAATCAAATGATGGAAAAGGCAGTAGTCCCAAAAAACGGTGATACTCCTTATATTATTAGTTCTCCTGCAAATTTAAAAGATGTTTTTGATAATGGTTTATTAGGAATTACATCAATTAATGTTACTACTAATTCATCTTTTGTACCTTCAGTTAGTATGACGTTAGAAGATGTACAAGGAAAAGCGTTATTTCAATTGGGTAATAATTCACCATACGCAGCATTTTTTAATTTACCATATCCACCATTTTATTTGACGTTAAAAGGGTTTTATGGGCAAGCAATTAGATATCAGTTAAATTTAGAAACTTTTCACGCAACATTTAACACATTTAGTGGAAATTATCAAGTTAGTTTAAAGTTTAAAGGTTATAAGTTTAATGTCCTTAATGAAATCTCAATGGGACATTTATTGGCAGTTCCTCATATGTATGGACAAACTTTTAATGTTTCAACAACTCCGGGAGGTACTCAAGAATCTAATAAGGCTGCGGAATCTCAATCAAGTGCTCAAGGTGTTATTTCTAAAAATAATTCACAAAGTGGTGATGAAATCACAACTCAAATAGTTTCAGAAAGAGGTTATCAAAAAATTGCGGAGGTTTATAGTGAATATAAATCTAAAGGATTAATTGCACCTGATTTACCTGAATTAACGGTATTTCAATTAATGACTAAGTTAAGTACGTTTGAGAATAATATAATGAATTCGTTTCCTAAAGCCAAAGTTGAACCATTATCAAATATCCGAACTTATAAAGAAATTTTAAAACAATATTTTTCTTCGGTTAGAGGTGCAAATGTTTCTTGGTTTAATACTTATCTTGACCCAAAACCAATTATACTAAATAATACAAATGAGAGAGTTTACGTTTTCAAAAAATTAGAGACAAAAGCGAAAAATGACGCAATTGAATTATTAAAAACTTATGTTACTAAATTTAACAAAGCTTTATCTGAAAACGCAACGTTAGGTAGTAATGGAGAGTCTCCAATCCCAAACCCAATTAAATATGATAATTTTATTATTAGCCCACTTGCTGATGGTGCTATTAATTGGAAAGAGACGGTTAAGGTTCAAACAGGTAAACAGACTCCAACAGACGACGATATTAAATTACTAAAAGAACAAATATATCAAAATAGTATTCCGGTTGTTGAGTTAAAAGATGTTAATGGGACAAAAACACCGGAAGTTGTAAATACTAATTATTTTATATTTGAAGGTAATAATAGATTTGATAGTCAAATTTCATTACTTGAAACTAATGCAAATAAAAAATTATCAGAATATGAATCATTAATTTCTGCGGAATTATTGAGAAAAATTGAAGATACCTCAACGGGGTTAGGGTTTAAACCTACCGTTAGAAATATGATTGCTGTTGTAATGGCATCTGCCGAGGCATTTATTCGTTTATTAGATGATGTACATACAAATGCTTGGAATGTTAAATATGACCCTGTTAGAAAACAAGCAATTATGGACAATCCATCTTCTGCTCAAAGTTCTGAAACAAGACAAAATTTTGAAATATCTACAAGTGCTCAAGAATCAAATCAAGGACTAGCAAACGCTAAAGAACCGGTTTACCCATGGCCTTTATTCTTTGTTGAAACACCGGAAGATAAGAAGGGTAGATTCCAATTAAAATATATTGCAGACCCAACGGTTGTTGATTTAACTCAAGGGTATCTGTTTGACAAATGGCCTGAAGTTGAATTTGTTGAGGAGTATATGAAAGGTATTACTCAAAAATTCAGTGTACCAATCGCACCTCCACCATTAGATAATGAAAGAGATACAAATAGAATTAATATCAATGCAATTGAATTTCCGTCAGCCGGATTACCTTATGTTAATAAAGAAGAGGTAAAATTCTTTTATGAAATTTGGGAGAGACAATTTTTAACTTCACACTATTCAGGGTTAGTTAGAGCTAATTCTAATCAGATTGATGAGTTAATTAAATTAAATGTTGAAGCCGAGGTTAATAATATTGTAAAAGGACTTGGAATAAGTTCTCCATACTTAACATTAAAACTTAAAAATTATAATTTAAAGGCAAATTCATATCCTGAGTTTCTAAGTACAATTTCGAATAATGGTACTGGTAGGGCGTATCAAGATTACATTCGTGATTTCTTTGTTACACCATATATTAGGAATTTGGTGGATAATTCATATAGTATTTTATCTACATCTGACATTGGAAAAATACCTCAAGTAAGTACTAAATCGTTAGCACTTGAGAAATTATTAACAAACGCTTCAAATGAACCATTGGTTGTGGATACATTACCTTATACAGACCCTACGTGGTGTTTAACTAATTTAAGTTCAAGTAATAAATCGGTGGGTAATGAAGTGTACAATACAAAGAAAACTTTAAAAATATTTGAACCAAGAAAAATTATTTCAAATTTTAATGATGTTTATAATTTTACGACCAATAGACCGGTTACAAATTTTTCATTTTATCAAAATGAAAATCCGTCATTAGTTGCGGTACAATTTAATTTATTAAATCCTTATGGGTTTGTTGATTATTACAAGAGTCGAGAACCTAAAAATTTTATTGCAACTGAGGGGTATTGTGATTTTACAACACCAACAAATCAGTTACCATTTAAAACAACAACTTCTATGTTGAATACACCTTATTTTGTTAATTCAATAATAAATGGTGTTCAAAATAATAGAAGAAGTGACCCATATCCATATGTTCAATCGGCTTATCTTTTCTTAAATTCATTACCATTAGCGACTTTAAGAGAAAGATATAAAACTAATACGGGTACTTTTGTTGACGAATTAGATTACATTTCGTCTTGTTTGAAAAAATTTGGTGCGATTCATAAATTGCCTTATGCTTGGATATTAAAGTATGGTTCAATTTGGCATCGTTATAAAAAATACAAAGAATCTAACGTTGATATTTTAACAACTGCTTGGACTAACTTTGATTACACAACAAATTATAGTCCTATTTTGAGTTCAAATACTCAAAACTATCAGTTTAAATATAATAGTGACCCTGTTTCAATAACGTTACAAGAAGAGACATCGATTACTGCAAATATGAATATTGGATTTTATCCTAAAGTGATTAATGATTTTAATGTTTTTTATAATGGGTTTGAATTGTATGATGATTACACTAACGCTGAAATTCAAAAAAGTGTTGATGGAGGAATGAAGTTGTTCAACTTTAAACAATCTAATATAAATGCTAATCAAAACGGAAAAGAGTTAAACGTTAAGACATATTCGGTTTTACTTAGTAGTAGTAATTATTATCCTGAGGTTAATTGTAATCCTGTTAATAATACTAAGGGTACCGACTATTTTGTAGTTCCATCGTTTGGTAATACTTTAAATCAATCTGTAATTGCTTGTATTAGTAATTTAACAACTGATGATATTACAAAAGTTGATTTAACATCAAACCCTAGTGTTTATAATGGTTCGGTTAGAACTTTATGGTCCGCACCTAACTATGGATATTTTGATAGTAATCAAATTGCCTACCCCCAACCGGATTCTTACATTAATTTAATTAATAGTGGTGAAACACAATCTCCATTATACTTTTTGAATGGGGATAACTATACCAAAATTGAAGAAATATTTTCAGTTTTTGAGAAAAAAATATTAGATTCGTTTGAACAGGAGTTTTTAAATTTTAGTAAACCTATTACAAATAGTTCAACAGGTGCTGAAGTTTCACAATTTGAAACATCGGTAGTTCAAGTTAATGCTACATTTAGAAATTTCCAATCATTATTTAGAAATTTAATGACAATAGCTGCCCCGGGAAAAAATGTTTTGGACTCAGAATATTTTAATAACGCGATTGGTAGTCAATATAATGTTTTCCAAGCGGGTATTAAAGATTTCATGAATTATGATGTTTTATTTAGATATGGTAATCCGTCAAATTATAGAAGAAGAATTTTTGATTCATATCTTTCACATAATAATGTGCAAAAAGTTGTTGACCCAATTCAATTCCAACCATATGTTAAAAATACATTACCAACCAGAACTAGTACTTTAAGTCTTAGTCAGTCTCAATCGTTAAATCCAAATGCTTGGATTACCCTTGAAACTGAAGTTGGGTTTTCAACAATAAATAACGTTAGATATAGTAGCACGGGTTCATATATTACAGATTTCTTTATTGATAATAATATTTTATTCTCAGTTGATAATGTTGTGTTATTGGCACCAATTATTAAAATGTATGCTACTCAAAAATTAAAGAATCCAACTACTACCGTTGCTCAATTTCAGGCACAAATTAATCAGTATTTAACCAACGAAAGTGTGTTACAAGATAATTTTTTAAATCTTGTTTTAGATGGTGTTAGAAGGGATTTACCGGACCAACAACAATTACCTGAAAAAACAATTCAAACTGTAATTGATGGACAACAAAGTAAAGTTGAAAACTATGAAGTATTTAAAGCTCTAAATGATAAATGGATTGCTGGAGGGGATTATAAAACTAAAACACTGTTTGAAGATATTCTATTCTTAGATAGAGCGTCAAGAAATATTGGTGATACTATCTTATTGGATATTTTTGATATGAGAAGTATGTTTAGTCAAAAATCTTTAAACGAAACTATGAGTGTTTATACATTCATCAGTGGATTATTGATTAAAAATAATTTCACTGTGATGAATCTACCGGCATATATTAATTTTTATAATGTTCAGGATGTTGATGGTACAACAATACCAAATAAAGCCGAAGGGTCATTAGAGTTTGCTAATAGTTTATGGGGAACATTTTTAGATGTTGATTACAGAAAATCAAGTTCTAAAATGGTTTGTTTTTATGTTGGAAAACCATCTCAATATTTAGAATTACCAAAAGGTAATTTTAGGTTTAGAGATGACGGTTTTAATATGAGTCGTGCCTCTGAAAATCCTTTGATTGAAAATCAAGTTGGTAAAAAAGATTGGGGGGTTTCAAATAAATGTGTTGGATTTACAGTTGATATTGGGACAAGAAATCAAAATGTGTTTTACTCATTCTCTGTTTCTCAGGATAATGGTACTGCAACTTCAGAATCAATTGCAACACAGATAAATATATCTGAACAAGCATCAGGTAAAAATGTTTCAACACAAAATGCAAGTTTGTATAATCTTTATAAACAAAGAAGTTACAAATGTTCTGTTGTCTGTTTAGGGAATGCCTTATTACAACCAACAATGTATTTTAATTTAAGACACGTCCCAATGTTTAATGGACCGTATATGATACAACAAGTTGAACATAGTATCCAACCGGGACAGTTTCAAACATCATTTCAAGGAATTAGACAAGGAGTATACGATTTACCCGCAATTGATAGTTTTATTCAAAGTATTAATCAAAATTTATTAACAAAAATTGAATCACTTCTTAAAATTAAACAAGATAAAATTAATGTATTAAGTGCTTCAACCGAATCTAATAAAACAAATAATACAGTTCAATCTGCAAATAATACAAAAGGTGCTCCAAATGAATGTGAAAGTCAGGTACTTCCAATTTATTTATCTAAAAAATATCAGGCAACTAATGCAGTTCTTACCAAAATGACTGAAAAAGAATTTGCGGATGTTCTTAAACGAGTTATGCCAAATAACCCTGAGTTGGCAACAATTATTTATTGTATTGCTTATCTTAGAACTTTCCAAAAAGATAGTAATAGTAAATTAGGTGTGTTTAATGGTTGGAATAATAACTTTGCAACGGCTCCATTAAATGTTGATTACGGTCAGATTGATGATACGTTCCTTAGTACATATTCTTGTGTAAATCTTAATCCAAATCCTTCAACTAAAGGAACAACACCTGTTGCTAATTTTGCATCGATTGATACATTTGTGTCGTTTATGACTGCTAGATTACAGGAAAGAGTTCCACAAGTATTAGAGTTGGGTCTTGTTAAGTATTATGCTTGTTATTGGCCGGTTAAAAATGTTAGTGAATCTACTTATGATTCACATACTAAAGAATATACTGAAACTAAAGAAACATTTGATAAAGCGTTAACCTCGGCACTTAGTGTCGGTGTTGCAACTAAAGCGATTGTTGAGGATTTAAAAAATATAATTAATAAAGTTGAGAGTGAAGGTACTACAAATGGTGTTCCAAATACTGCAGCGGTTACCTCACAATTAGCATGTCCTCCACCAACTATTACATCATTCTCTCCTTTATCAGGTAATACTGGAACTATAGTTCAAGTTAATGGAGTTAGTTTTAATGGTGCCACCTCAGTTACAGTTAATGGAGTTAGTGTTCCTGCAACAGGATTCACGGTGTTTAATAATACAACATTAAGGTTTAACACACCAATAATTGGAACGGGTACTGTAGTTAATAAAGGTAAGATTGTTATTGTAACCCCTAATGGTACCGTAACAAGTACAAATGATTATACATTTGACCCATCAATCACTGCGTCATCTGCAGCATCACCGGGTGGTTATCAAAATCCACAAAATCAAACTGCAAACGCACCTCAAACTGAGACTGTAAATACTAATCCTCAGACTGTGGGTAATATTACTATGATTGGTACCGCGGTTCAGTTGAACGATAGTAAAACTCAATCATTAAATGTTAAGATAAATCCACAGGAAACTGGATGGGTATTATCACCTAATCCTGACATGAAATATGTAGTATATGAATTAGAGGAAGTTAACGGTAAAGTTACTCGAAAATATATTTCACAAAGTGTGATAGGTGTTGGAGGGCAAGTATCAAATAATCAGTTTAATATTAACTTAACTGAAGTTGAATCTTATTTTATAACTAATATCCCTAAAATTGAAGGTAAAACACAGATTGATATTGTGTTTGTTCTTAAAGCGTATAAAGGACAAGAACAACCCGTGGTACAACAATTTCCGTTCAGAGTTTGGTATACATTACCAAATCAATCTCAAGTTCCTGTTGACAATGTTCCAACTAGTCAAACATTACCAACATTCCCACCTCAACAAATTGCTTTCGTTAAAATAGGTGAGTCCACTGAGTTACAAGGAAGTGGTTGGAGTTATTATAATATTAAAAAACCGGATGGAGGATATATTACATATCAATTAACAACTCAAGAACCATTTGACGAACGAAAAGCTATTAATAATAGAGTTTTATACGCTGAAACATATGAAATTGCAAATTATGGTGGTAGTGGAAGTGTTGCGACTAATTATACTAATTTAATTAATATTAATAAATTGGGGAATTTTAGATTACAAGTACAATATAAACCGTATGGTAATACATCTCCGATTGGTGGTGAAGTTTTAGTTCAAACTATAGTAAGTGACGTTTTCACTTTATAACATAACGATATATTTATAATAAAAACAATTTTATGAACATAAAATCAGCATTAGACAACTATCTTGGGAAATCAACTAGAGTTTCTCAAACAGATAACGGTGACGGAACACAACAAGTTTGTGATTTAGACACAGGGGATTGTTATACAATCAGAGAAAGAGATGGTCTTATTGAAAGAGCCGGACACCAAACAACTATTAATAGAAAAGTTAGAGTTGAAACGGCAGGAGGAATTAAACAATTATTAAACGGATAATCGAAATGGCTTTAGACAAGAAATTAATACAAGAAATTGCAAGATATCATAATATCAACAAGTATATTATGGAACAAGAGGCGGAAGTTCCTGAAGACCCAACAGCGGGGTTAGAGGCGTTAACGCCACCACCACCTGCGGGAGGAGAAGTTCCACCGGCACCGGCACCTTCTGAGGCAGTACCACCACCAGCACCGGGAGACGGGGCACCACAACCAATTGATGTTGCTAATGACCCTGACGTTGAAAAAATTGACGATGAGGGACAATCAGAAGAAACAAGTACTGAAGGTGAAGAATCTGAAGAACTTGAAATAACTGACTTAGTTAATTCTCAAAAAAATATTGAAACAAAACAAGAAGAATATTTTGAAAACTTGTTTAACCAATTGTCTAACTTAGAAGCTAAATTGGGTGAGATGGATAATGTTATGAACAAATTAAACTCACTTGAAAATAAAATTGAGAAGTATCGTGAAAAAACTCCTCAAGAAAAATTAGAGTTGAGAAGTTACGATTCATATCCATTTAACCAAAAACTTTCACAATTCTTCGATGACAAACAAGAAGAGATGGAGAAAACAGGAAAAAATGATTATGTTTTAACTTCAGACGAAGTTGAAGATATTAATGTAAATGATATTAAAAATTCATTCCAACCTGGTTCTCAAGAAGATGAATACAAAACATCATTCAAACGATAATAAAAAATTCAAAGGTGTCTTAACGGACACCTTTTTTTATTTGACTTCATTAATTTTATCACCTATATTTAAAGGACAATTTAACAATTTAATTTTATAACACATGAGTTCATTAGACGCCGTATTGGCACAGTACGAAAATTCAAAACAATCAGGGGGCGGGGCCCAAGGGAAAATGTCGCAAGACGAAAGAATGAAAAAATATTTTGCACTTATCTTAAGTGATAAGGAGCAATCTGGACAAAGAAGAGTTAGAATCTTACCTACAAGCGATGGTTCATCACCATTTAAAGAGGCTTGGTATCATGAGATACAAGTAGGAGGACAATGGCAAAAATTTTATGACCCGGGAAAAAACGATAACGAACGTTCACCTTTAAATGAGGTTTATGAAGAGTTAATCTCAACCGGAAAAGAATCAGACAAACAATTGGCTGCTCAGTATCGTTCTCGTAAATTCTATATCGTAAAAGTTATAGATAGAGATAAGGAAGAAGACGGACCAAAATTTTGGAGATTCAAACACAACTACAAAAATGATGGTATCTTAGATAAAATCATTCCAATTTGGAGAAACAAAGGAGATATTACTGATGCTAATATCGGTAGAGATTTAATCATTGAATTAAATAAAACAAAGGCTCCAAATGGTAAAGAATATACTGCAGTATCTACAATTATGTACGAAGACCAAGGTCCGGTACATACTGACCCGGCTCAAGCAAACGCTTGGATTACTGACGAATTAACTTGGTTAGATGTTTATTCTAAAAAACCTGTTGAATATCTTGAGGCAATTGCTCGTGGAGAAACACCAAGATGGGATTCGGAAAAAGGTGGATACGCTTACGAAAGTGATTCAGTTAATACGGAATCATTTGGTGGTGGAAAATCTCAAAGTTCAGCACCGGTTGACCCTCAAGCAAACGACTTCCCGGACGAGGATTTACCTTTCTAAAATAAAACAATCAAACTTGGACATTTTGTCTAACTAAGTGTCCAAGTTTTATAATATTATCATATGACATTTAAAGAAGAAATTGATTTACAATTAAGGGACAATAAAATGTTGTCTTATGAAATTCTAAGTCAACTAAAAGATAAAACATACTTCTCAGGGAGAAGTAAAGAAATTGGTGATAGTGTTTTATTTGGAATGTTGGACGAAGGGGCTAATGAAGAAGGTGTAATCAGTAGTCGATTGATTACTTTTCATGAAGAAGAAATTGATGTACTATATGGTGAAGATTCTTCAAAATACAATAGAAATAAAACAAACAAATTACCACACATAAAAAAAATAGAAAATGGCGATTAAGAAAAACGATTTCAAATCAATTAAAGATAAATTCTCGGTATCGGCAAAATACAAACCACAAAGATTTTTTGACTTAGGTCCGGACTTCTTGGATGCGGTTGGATTACCCGGACCTGCGATTGGACATCTTAATATGTTCTTGGGTCACTCGGATACGGGTAAAACAACAGCACTTGTAAAAACTGCTGTTGATGCACAAAAAAAAGGTATTTTACCTGTCTTTATTATTACCGAACAAAAATGGTCGTTTGAACACGCTAAGTTAATGGGGTTTGATTGTCAGGAAGTTGTTGATGAAGAAACAGGTGAATTAGATTGGGATGGATTTTACATCTTTAATAATAACTTTAATTATATCGAACAAATTACTGATTACATTAATAATTTATTAGACGAACAAGAAAAAGGAAACTTAGATTATAGTTTATGTTTTATGTGGGATTCAGTAGGTTCTGTACCTTGTAAAATGACTTATGAAGGTAAAGGTGGTAAACAACACAATGCATCCGCATTAGCAGATAAGATTGGAATGGGTATTAACCAAAGAATTTCGGGTTCTCGTAAGTCTGATTCAAAATACGAAAACACTTTGATTATTGTTAATCAACCATGGGTTGAATTACCGGATAATCCTTTTGGACAACCGAAGATTAAAGCTAAAGGTGGAGAGGCGATTTGGTTAAACTCATCATTGGTTTATTTATTTGGTAACCAAAAAGGCGCTGGAACAACTAAGATTACTGCAACTAAAGATAAACGAACTATTAAGTTTGCTTCAAGAACAAAAGTTTCGGTAATGAAGAATCACATCAACGGATTAGGTTATGATGATGGAAAAATTATTGTAACACCACACGGATTCATTGCGGGTAAAGATAGTGCGGAAGAAAAAATTAATATTGAAAAATATAAAAAAGAATACGCAGAATATTGGAAGGATATCATCGGAACTGATGGTGACTTCGACCTAAAAGAAGAAAAAGAAGAAAGAGAATTTTAAAATATTATTCACCTCTAAATCACCAATGTGATTAAAACATTATTAGTAGATGGGTCCAACTTAATGAAGATTGGATTCCACGGAGTAAAAGACCTCTATAGTGACGGAAGTCACTTAGGGGCTATTTACCACTTTATAAATACAATTCGGAAATTCCTTGAGGAACATAACTACGATAAGGTAGTTGTGTTCTGGGATGCCGAACATAGTTCATCCACTCGGAAAGAACTTTATCCACAATATAAAGGAAATAGAAAACAAGATATGAATGAGTTTAAGTACGAATCATATCTACAACAAAACGCTCGTATTAAAGAATATCTTGAGGAAGTCTTTGTTAGACAAGTTGAGATGATTAATAATGAGGCGGATGACTTGATTGCTTATTATTGTCTGAGAGCAACTAATGAAGAGATTACCATTTTTTCATCAGATAAAGACCTTACACAACTTATTTCGGATAAGGTAACCATTTACTCGCCAAACGCAAAACAATACTTTAAACAGGGTGATATGATTACCATAAATAAAGTTCAGATACCACATTATAATGTATTACTTTGTAAGATTCTCACCGGAGATAGTTCAGATAATATTAGTGGAATTGAAGGTTTAGGTGAAAAAACTTTGGTTAAATTATTCCCGGATATGCTGGTTAAACCATGCACTATTAACGAAATA